GGAAGAGAAGGATCTGCGTCCACGTGTACGAAGTTGGATCCAATCCCGATACGACGGATACCCAGAAGGAGTGCCGCTTGTAGAATGGCATACTTCTGGAATCCTTCCGGTGCGGAGATGTCCGCCGCGTACCCTTTGAGGTGAGCACTGTTAGGCTTCCCCCCTACTGCTTTATTATGAGCAGGTGTACGGTATCCACTCGTAATAATAAAAGGAATCCTCGCTACCTCTCTCATACTATCAAGTGTTTCGAGGAATTCCTTGTTCATGTGAACCCCACTTCCTTCCCAGTCAGGACTGTCGAACTCCTCCGGCTTAAAGTACTTCATTTGAACCTCAATGAGTGATAAGGAGAATATGAACCACGTCGTTTTCTGTTCCCGCAATATACACTTCTTTGGTGTTTAGTGGAGCATCCCCACTAAACGGACCAATGGTGACAATACCCTCAGCCGCGAGGGTGTGGCCATAGTCAGTAGCAGAAACGTCTGAATCCCCGATGTAAATTGCAGAGTTCTGGGCTGTGTTCTGAATAATCATCTGCCTCACACCTTTGTGGTCTGAGGTGGTAACAGGAGTAGCCGCAGCCCCAATGGTAAGGTTGATGTGTCGTAGTGCCATAGTTACCTCTTCCTCTTGGTTTTAGGCTTAGGAGCCCTCCAAGAACGAATGATGATGTTGTAACCTTCTAACTGAAGTTCCTGCTTCCAGAAACCTAATTCGTTAAGGAAGTTGGTGAGGGTTACAGGGGTAAATCCCATCTTATGGAAGTTCTCCCCATACTCCTGTTGACCATACAGAACATTAAGGACGTTGTGATCGATAACCCCCTTGTTGATCTGTTCAGCCGCCCAACCGATATTAGGGACAATGATTCTGAATTCTCCCTTCTCTTTAAGCACTCTAGTCCATTCCTTGAGGACATCAAGGGTTTCGTTACGGCCAAAATGCTCTAAGACATGGGAGGAGTAGATGATGTCGAACTCCTCGGTTGCGAAGGGGAGTTTTCGGAGGTCACATCTGTAATCAACCCCCTCCAGTTCTCTAATATCACACCCCACCACCTGCCCTTCCTGAGTCTTCAACTTGTTAGGGCCACACCCAATATCGAGGATTCTCTTTTTAGAGGGTTTAACCCCATAAGGGAGGCAAGGTTTGGAATCAGGGGGAAGGTTATAGCTTCTACCTGTTTTCACATCAATGTGGTTAGGAAGGATTTGACCATGAGCCAAGATCTTCCAATCAGTCTTTTCCCGTAAATTCTTACAGAAGTAAAGATCCTCCGTCCACTGTTCCCCAAACCTCACATTGTCGAGGAAGGGATCTAAATTATCAACCGTCTTGAACCAAGGTTCAGGTAGGTCTTTGAAGAGTTCAGTACGGAGTATGGTGCACCCCATCCCAATACCGTCCACCTCAAACACCTCCCCAACCTTCCAATCCCAGTAAGGTCCCGATCCTGTTCCCCTGAACACTAAAGGTTCCGGTCTGTCTACTTTGAGGGAGTAAATACCCCCCACCACCCCAGCTTCCGGGTGGTGTTCAGCCATGAAAATAAGTTCCCTCAATGTCTGGGGAGGAAGTTCAACATCCTCATCCCAGAAGAAAATATACTTAGCCCCTATTTCAAGGGCCTTCTTCACAAAAAGGTTCCTCGCTTCCGCAATAGGAACCCCGTAAGTGTTGATCATCACCGTGTTGTAATTCATCGGCGGTGAACAGTTGTGGAAGGCAAGGGTCAGCTGAGGCGGCAAAGGCCTCCCACTGAACGGAATAGCAAACAGCAAGGATGGGAAACTCGGATACCCCAAACTAGATTGCACGGGTCCTCCTCAGGACAGTTAGTTGGTAATAGTCATAGTAACAGCAAGGGTGTTGGAGGTGCTGAAGTTGATATACGTGGAAGTGGTAACCCTGTTGAACATGGTCCCACCAGAATCAGCGGAGTTGTAGATACAGAACTCCCCAATCTGACTGGACCCTGTAAAGGTCTCGTTGGTGTTGAAACTAATAGCTCCAGTGAAGGTACACGCGGAGTTGGTAGCCGTGGTAAGGCCGGTGGTACCAAACGCCTTGATGGTCATATAACCACCAAGAGCTGTTTGGTTACTGGACGGAGCGGTACTGGAAATAGATCCAATAGCAATGGCACTTAGCACTTGGGCGTTGCTGGAAGGCGTGAGGCGTTCCAGAGCCCATCCCCTCCCCCCGGCGGTAACTGTATTATGGTGCTTACCCCGCTTGAGAATCTGGTTGGTTCTGGCATCCCGGAGGACAAACTCCAAATACCCCCGAAGCTGCAGGGAATCAGTCATTGTTGCTTTCTTTTTGCTCATGATTGTCCTCCTTAGGGGACGGTTGAGTTATCACTGGGGTAACAACAACAGTGATGTCGTCCCCCATATCCATTCTATCCATCTGACCCATAACGATTAACCTCTATAACCTCTTCAGTTATAACACCTTCCTCGTCAATCCTTTCGTAAACCACCCTCTTTACGTCAGGGGGGAGCTTCTTCCGGATATTGTTCCTCTCCTTCACCAGTTGTGCAAACTGGTTGGAGTAGGCTCCCTTGAAGATAACTGTATCATCATCCTTCAATACCACCGTTGAGAAGTCAAAGGGATCATGGAATTTCTCCAATTTATCCCCTACCCTCATAATCCCTACAATCCATTCAATGTCAACTCCCATTACCCACTCTCGCTAACCGCCCCACTGGATTTCTGCTGCGGAGGCTCTTGACCGCTTGCCTTCCTCCCCGCAGAACTCACCACCATACCCAACTGCATCTGCTGCTCGGCTATTAGCCGTTCGGTGATGGTTTTAGCTCCTTCGGGAGGATTCCCCACATTGGGGATGTTCAGCTGCTCAAGCAAGGTCCAATGATCCACCAGTCCTGCCCGAGCCAGCTGCAGGTATTTAAGCTGAGTCTCGATCTCCGAAGCATTCAGCAGTGAGGAGGGAGCAATGTGGTAGGACACTTGACTGAAGAAGAACTTAGCCCTGTCGTAACGGGGTAAAGGTCCCCTTGCCAAGGCTTCCATCTTGACAACCCCTGAAGAGGAGTAATCGTTTTCAAGGTAAGCGGGAATAAATGATCCCGGGTCCTGGTCGAAGTCATCTGGGGTTGCCCCAGCTGCCCCCAAAATAGCCAACCGCAACGATAGGGGATAAAATTGGGCAAAGTTGGAGGCCGTCATGGTGGCAAATTCCCGCATATAGGTCTCAATGATTCTACTTCTCAACCTAACAGAAGGAGACATAGCCTCCTGAATCCTTTCAATAGTTTCCGGTGAAGGCATCTGCTTCATCTTCATCATATCCGAGAAGTCTCTGACTCCCGGAATATCATAAATTTTCTCCTCGTAGTAGTTGAGGATCTGGAGAACATCGGGAGGGAGGTTGGGGGGATCTTGAATCATAATCCCCTTACCGGTGAGCATGTTCTGCCTGATCTTTAACCCCGCCTTACGGGTATCAATCTTGTTAATCTCACTCTGGGAGATGGTGTGTTTATCCCCAATTACAGTAGGTCTGGCCACCTGCTCCAAGTGGTCATCAATCACCCGCATGATTCCATTCACTGACCTAGCTAAGGGCAAAATATCCCACAATACTCCCTTCCCCAACCAACTCCATGGCCAAGGGTCTAGAGTGAGTTTTGCATACGGGTATAGTCCATGCCAGTAAATGGCGGGGCCATCATATAGTATGGCGGTGTTGGTGAATACAATACACCGCTTACGGGGATACAGTTGATCTCCCGGCTTTACCTTATAAGACCAGTTGTTACGAGGATGCTCAGGATCTATCCATTCTCCCATAAACTTAGGCTGCCCTGACTTGTTAACCGACCTGTCGTCAAGATAACAAGTGTATAGGTCAACAGAGGGGATTCTGGGTAGTTCCTTTACCGGGGCCTCTGAAAACAGCTTCTCCCTGAAAGGTGATCCGTAAGTGTCGTAGAGTTTGTTGATTCTGGTGCCATTTAACGACTGGGATACCATAGACCCATCCCTATCTGGGATAATAAGATGAGCCTTATGGGGGAACATGGCTTTTACATAGTTAACTGACCTCTGAACCCTGTGAATCACCCCTGCTGCTTCCTGTAGTGAGAGGGAAACAGAAGGGGGACGAATAGGGATAATATCCCGGGGGTCTTCCGCGCTAATGTCTAAATCTTGGGTATTGGTGTTGTAGAAGATGTGAGAATACCCCGACCCTGCAGCCAATGAGTACTTGATTACATCGGCGTTTTTGAGATCAATAGTCCTGTTAAGGTACCAGTGTTCTGAAAGTTGACCAATAATCTCGCAGTGCTTCTTAAACCTTTCGTTCTTTGTTCTATACTCCCAAAACGGTTTAACATCCGTACACATAGCTGCAAGGTCAGTAGCCACCTTCGCCACATGGTTTACACTTGTTTGAGAAAGTACACTACTTTTAGCTGTACTATCCTCAGCCATGATGGCTTTTATGGTGTCTGTGATGGTATTGTAGCCCTTTTGGGAGCGTAAAAATGCATCCCCCTCTTCAAGAGCTTCCTTCATGTACCCCAGTACTTGGTGTTCATAATCAGATGAGGGTGCTGTGGACATTTAGTCTGCTCCTACTTTACGAAGGAAATCCATAAACGATAACGGAGTACCGGTGTCTCCGATACTTACGCCACCTGAAGGGGTTTTTATTGGCTTAGTAGCATTAAGCCAATAGGTAAGTATAGCAGGGTGCTCCTTATTTGCGGCCATCCAATGGGCAAGGGCTGACTGTTGTTCAGGGGTCATTTTACTATAAGCCGCTACATTATTGACATACCCCATTTGGGGGTTCCCCATCAACCTAACCTGTAATAGTTGTTCCTGTCCCATACGGGTAGGGAAGTAGTCGGTAGGATTGACGTTGGGGCGAGGAGTAGGGGTAACTACTTTGGATAACGCAGCTTCATGGATATTGTTTCCAATATCAATGTAGCGTCCTCTAGGGGTAATAAACCCTTGGGTCATTTGAGAAGGGCTTTTACGGAAGGTTACCCCCGGCAGCAATTTACTCCTCACCGCCATCATGGGCATGGGAGAAATGGGGAGGTGCTGTACAGGGGGGAAGAAAATGTCCGCCGCTGTAGAAAGAGGCTTCTTCAACCAGGGGTGTAGGGAGGAATCACGGATTTCGTCACCTATACCCTTGGGGATATGGGTGATTGGTCTTCCTTGATTATCCGCTGGTCTAGTGGCCATTATTGTAATACCCCTACCCCACTAATTACGCCCCATTACACGAGTTATACCACAACCCTTCATTAACGGTACCAGTTTCTTTCTCAAAC